GTTTCTTCAATTCAGGATTTAACCTAATCAAATAGTCAAGAGATGTTTTTCCTTTTACTGGATCATGTTTTACTGAATCCGTTTCTAATTTACCAAAAGGTAGGTTTTTCTTAAACCCAAGACTGACTGGGTCATGTTTTATTCTGTGATGTACAACTTTGCTTTCCAATTTCTTTTTTTGATTTTTACCAACACTTGTGTCATTGTCAAAAAATGGGTTTGCTGCTGCGTTATAGGTTCGTGCGCTTGTCAGATTTTTTTTAACAATATTACTTTTGGCTATGGTATGGTTTACAGTTCCACCTCCAAGAGAATGTCCAGTCAGATGGAGTTGAGTTGGCTCTAATGCTTTGATAATTTTATTTGTTCTCGTTTTTCGTCGCTTGAAGGTTGGCACATGTCCACCCAATCCAAGAGCAAACATAATGTCCGCCTCAAGGTCAGTTTTTCCTCGCTTGCCGTCCACTTTTGTGCCTCGATGGGCGATAACAATATTTGAAGGGTCATCTCGTTTTCTGTAGGTGGCGATTTCGCTATTAGTATGGTCAGGCTCTACAACCCAATCCGTATCACTAATAAGATTCTGTGTATTTTCTAAACGCTGTTTTCGCCCTAAATCTTTATCACCCATCTGATAAATTGCTTGCGCCAGTTTCGCCATTACTTCTTTGCTTGGTGTTTCTGATTCTGTCATTTATATAGTGTGTAGATTTATTTTTAAAATTTTTGTCTTTTTTGTTAAAAATAAATCAATAAAATATTATGAAACTAACTTACAATTTATACCGAGATTGAGTATGTTAGCGATTGAAGGTCAAGCGCCACCATCAAGGTATGTTCTGCAAACACATCAATAACCATCGCATTTCCAGGAACCGCATCATATTCCATTGTAAGTTGACAAACCTGTCCGATCGTATTAATACCCGCCACCAAACCAAGCGAACCCTCTCCTCCAGCCACACGCTGAGACTCAAGATCGATTTCTATCAGGTACGAGCCAGTGGTGGTTGTAAGATCTCCAGCACCATTAACAATATCAAAACCACCATCAGCAGCAATGGACGAATCATGACTCCAAGCACAAAGAGCGCGTTGAGAAATGAGCGCCTCAGCAAGTGGTTCAGAACCAGCGCCTACACCAAGAGCAGCAGCATTTGACGATGCGCCAACATCACGAATATCGCGCATTGGATATTTAACACCTCCAATCGTAAGGAAATAACGATTAAGACGATTACGAGCGCGATTACCAATATGGGCGTTAGCAGCAGTTGCCGTTTGCCGAGTCTGTGCTACAAGAATACGATTGAGTGAACTCATACTGAAACCAAGAGTCATAACTTTAGATGTTTCACTGGTAGACAGAGAAGACTGATGATGCTGGTAAGAAGGCATAAGCATCTTGAAAGAGCCATCAGAGTTTGCCGCCACCTGAGCCATGACATCAGCACCAAGTTCAAGATTGTAGGTTACAAGAGCAACATTGGTTACATTAATTTCAACATCAGTTGCAGCGCCTAAAAGGGAGCGAGCAGATGTGTCAAGAACAAGACGAATGCGAAGACGATCGCGTCCGATAAGTGGGAAGTACCTGTTCGCCATTAGTGGAGTGAGAACCAAAGGAAAACACACTTGACGAGCCTTGCCAGCAGCGACAGTTGCGCCATCAAAATCATCACCAGCACCGAAAAGTCGCTCGCCAGCATTTTTTCTAAAACTCTCACTGGTATCGAGAGAAAGCATCATTTCGTAAAGCGTGTTCCAGTTGTCGCACGAGAACAAGGTCTGTCCACCAAGTTCAAGAATAATCTGCTTAATACAAGTTGGGAAACCGCCAGCAGAAAACTTGACATCTGCGCCATTGTTATTTTCAAAACTCGCCTTAATATATGACGATTGGAAATCACAGAAAGTGTTGTTAAGATTAGCAGGAACATCAATAATAATTTCTTGTCCCATTGAAAAATTTGAACCATTTGTTGGGACAGTTTCAGTTCGCACAGCCCGCGAAGAAGAAGCCCTTGGAGAAACCTCCGAGTAGTTTAACTTTTGAGTAGTAGCAGCCATTTTATATATTAGACAAATATAAAAAAATTATTGATTTTGTTTTTTGAATTTCATTTCTTAAAAAGTTGACTGAGGTGCAAAAGCAATATTGAATTCATCTTCTGCTGGTTTATAATCATTGGGTTTATGATAGTCAAATTTTAATGTTATGGAACCAAGTTGTCCACCTGTATCAGCAGTTGAAAGATCCACAAATGATTTATCATCTTTAATAAAATTAATTTCAACTTTATTTGGTTGAGATGGAACTAATGTGTAGATTGGTGAAGTGTTAATATATCTCATTTCAAAAGTATTTGTGTTATCAGGCTTATTATGTCCGACAAATGAGCCAATAACTCCTAAAGAACTGTTCAATCTTGTTGCATTATTTGAGTTGAGTTGAGAGCAAGAATTGTTAAAACCAATTGGACTCATCATAATAATGTTGTCAAGAAGTAATTTTGACATACTCGCACTTGGCACGCTCATAACAGTGATACTTGACCTGTCTTTATAGTAATAAGCACTTTCTGGAATATCCCAAACACACTTCCCATTAGCCATATCTGATCCTGAATTATTTTCAGCATCTTTAATAAACAGCGTAACATAATCGCATCTATAATCTTGAGTGTAATTCATTATATATATTGAATATAGATAATAAATTAATTGCTTTTTATGTTTTGAAAATATTTACATTTTTTCAATAGATTTTTGAATACCGCTTGTTTTTCGTCCACCCATAACTCGCCTCATAGATGGAGCATCAACTGCGTGCTTACCGCTATTTTTTAAACCATGAATACCACGCTTAACTTTTTTCAATCCGAAGACACCTGCTCGCTTTGCTTTCAATCCAAAAAGAGACATTTTATATATTATGAGATTATTTTTTTTCTGGTTCAGTTTTAGTTTTTGATTTATACTGTTCAACTATTTCTTTTAACATAGTTGTTCTTGTGAGTGATTGTCTTTGTTTTACGAAATGTATTGTTAAAGTCATGGTATATTCAACACCATTCATTTCTAAAGGTACATTACTTTGATCTGTCAGCGAAATATTCAGATGTGAAAATTGCTCTTCTGTGATTTGATAATATAATACCTCACTTGGGGTATGGAATAAATATGCTCCAAAGTTGGTGTCGTTTACTACAGATGCGACAATATTATTACTCGTCCCATTTGAGTCTAAATTATTCATTGTAAGATTTGTCAACCTTACATAAATATTTCTAACTCCACCAAGGTCACAAAGATTTATTGCTTTATAACTCGTTACTGATGCTGTTGGTAATTGATTGTTTCCTAAACCAAGTTGTCGCTCCATAGTAGTTGATTGAATTATTTTTGCACTTCCAAAAGTAAAGACAAAAACATTGTTGTCTGTATTGAACGCTACAGAACCAATTGATGATATTTGTGTGTTTATTGCTGTGGCTAAATCAGAAGCATTATAATTACCAACAGTAATAGTGTATGTAACACCACTGATTATGATTGTATTTGATGTACTATTGACATTGTAAATCGCGTTAGGAATAACCATGTTTGTCAAACCAATTAATATCCGACAGCCTACTGGAGCAACAATCGCTTCGTTGAAATAATATATTCTATCGCTTCCGCTTATGTTTACTATACTGTCTTCACTATGAATAAATATTGATTGACTTGATTTATCCGAATCATTCAATTTATGTGAAGGCATTTATAGTAATTGGATATTTTAAAAGTTCTCAGGTTGGAAATATCTGTCGGTATTATCGTAGACATAAGCGTTTGGATTTTTTGTGACTGGGTGGAAGCCGTCAACTTGTTCTTCATATTTTACTGGGTTTAGTGCGCGAGTGTTGAAAGGTATAAGTGTTGGATCGCGAACTCGTGGTAATACTGCCTCCAAATAAACCTGTGCTGGTTGTTCGTCTTCTGAATAAAAAAAAGGCTGGCTTACAGATTCAAAATTAGCGTTATCGTTTACAGCGTTTGCTCCTTCAATAGTATTTGACATTATATAGATTCAATTTATTTTTTAGTTTTTTTGTTTTGTTTTCTTGGTGGTGGAGGTTTCTGTACGATTCTGAAAAAACGAGAATCTTCAATAGGTTTAGTCATGTCGTGCTTTGGAATCAAAATAGGGTGAGAACCACCTAAATGCGACTTACTAATAATTAAAGGTTTTAGAGTAGGGCGTGGTATCTGATTTTTTACAAACTTCATTATATATATAAAAGAGAAAAGACAAAAAAAGCATTTCAAAATCCATCTGAACCAAATTCAATATTTTTATCAGATTTATCAGCAAGGGCATATTCACTTACACGAGATTCAAAAAAGTTAGTCTTTCTTTCAAGTGATATTGCTTCCATAAAGTCAAATGGATTGGCAGCGTTATATATTTTTTTGATGTGTAATTGTGAGCATAATCTGTCTGCTACGAACTCAATATATTCTGACATCATTTTAGAGTTCATACCAATTAAACGACAAGGAAGAGCCTCACAAATAAATCCCTTTTCAATATCAACCGCTTCCTTGATGATTTCTGTGATTTTTGCGTTGCTTGGTTTTTTTTGTAATTTTTTATAAAGACACACAGCAGTTTCAACATGCAGCGCCTCATCGCGTGATATTAATTCGTTGCTAAATATCAACCCCTTCATATTGATACCACGCTTTTTTAACCAAAATATACTACAAAACGAGCCTGAGAACTGGATACCTTCGACACACATAAACGCCACGAGCCGTGATCCATAAGACCTTGATTTATTGGCTATCCATTTCAGCGCCCAATTTGCCTTCAATTCTATTGCTGGATATGTACAGACAGCGTTGAACAATTCGTTTTTTTCTGTTGGGTTACGCACGATGGTGTCAATCAATAAACTATATGTTTCTGAATGTATCTGCTCCATAAATGTTTGAATTGAATAACATGCTCTCGCCTCTGATATTTTGACCTCATCTAAAAAACTTCCACAAATATTTTCCATAACAATACCATCTGAAGCCGCAAAAAATGCTAAAATATGTTTGATGAAATGCTTTTCGTCTTTCGTTAATGTTTCAAATACTTCCCTGTCTTTTGACATATCCAACTCGTCAGTTGTCCAAAAACAAGACAATTGTTTTTTATACAAAGCATACAAGCAAGGATATTGTATGGGAAAAAAAGTAAATCTGTTATTTTCTGAACTCAGTATTGGCTCAGACATTGTGTGTTATATCAACAGAAATTAAATCTTCATCAACTTCTTTTTTTCTGATTCTGTTAATTTTTTGTCTTTAAAAACAACCTTCACTTTGAATTTTTTTTCATAATTACGAATACCACCTCGCAGGGTTGGCGCACTCCAAAGGATAATATCAGACATAGAACTTGGCGCATGGACACCTTTTGGGTCTTTCTTGTGTCGTGCTAAATAATTGTCTTTTATTTTATCTCTCTTATCTTTATCAGGTTCATAATGAATTGACTTTAGATTATTGAGTAAAGTAAAGTCCCTATATGGTGTGCCGTCTTTTTTGACACCGCCGAATCTGTGAATATGTTTATGAGAAGGCATTAACATAGTGTATTTGGAGGTGGGCTTGTCGCTTCTGAATAGATAGTATGTATCCATATATATTTACATATCAAGAAAAAATATTTCAAAATCAATTTCTTCTGTTGGTTCTTCCATCTATAAAAAGGACAAATATTAAAAAGGACAAATAGTTCAGTTTCCGTGTTTTTCCGTGTCCAAGTAGCGAATCATAAATAAGTAATATCTTTCTCAAGATTCATGCGATAAGTTATAAAAATGGTATCGAACCATGACCCTTTTGTTTCAACTCCTGCTTTAAGAAAATGAATGCGAGATTTTGGAATTACAATTTGAATCTTATCTTGGAAATAAGTTTTCAAAAACTTTTTCGTCATCGTGGATACAGGAACTAACATTACCCATGGTTTGTCTATTTCAGCTAATCTTTTAAAGACTTTAGGTTTACACGAATATGGTGGATTACTTACCAATAAATCGTAATCAAAGGGGGGGTCTTCAAAAAAATCTATTTTATGGTGTTCTATATTAAATCCTAATTCTGTTAAATATTCACCACTTTTTCCATCACCATAAAAGCATTCCCAAATCACTTTATTTTTTGGGAGCAGATGTGCTATACTTTCCCACACCGATTTTGGTGTCATATATTCGTCATCTTTCTTAAACTCTATTGCTCGTTTTCCTCCTCTTAATGTAAGACCAGCCATATATAAAAGACAAATATTTTATTTATGCTTTTTCAACAACATCACTATCATGACCTCTGCCTGTTGGGTATGGTTTATTTTCTCTTTTTTTAATAACATTCAGTATAAACTTGTAAGTTCTGGCCATTGCCCATTGTTCCGCAGAACTCACACTTTTACGCACTGATGATGGATTGGTATTGTACGCGCCAACCCCACGATTGAATACATCTTGAATCAATGATTTCTTAATCTTAAAATATTTTGCAAGTGTTGACAATTTTCTGTCTTTTAGATTATCCCCATATTTCTTATCGAACTCAATCGTAAACTTTGAGCGAGTCATTTATAGTGTGTGTAGATAATATTTTGTTAAGTATTTAAAAAAATATTATTCCTTGGATTTGTTTTTTGAATATCTTTCGCGTTGTTTTGCTTTGATTTGTTCGCAATTCTTTTCGTAATATTCACGCTTTTGCTCGCGATTTTGTTGGTAATACTGTTCGTTATATTCGCGCTTTTGCTCGCGATTCTGTTGGTAATATTGTTCGTCGTATATTTTTTTATATTCTTGTGGAGTCATCGAACTCCGATCAATACCAGTTGAGCAAGTATTACTATTTAAATTAGCATTGATACCCTGCCTACAGCGCTCCTCTTCAATCTCTAATTCGATTTTAGAATTACATGGAAATAGCTTGAACTTACTCATAGTCCAATCGCCATTGTTCTCTCTAATCGTTTTGTATAGTTTAGAATTGTATGCTTTTTGGTTTTGGGTGTAAATCCTGCTTTTGTGACCAGTTTTTCTGTTATCAAACGATGTCGTGCTACCAATATAGGTATATACATGTCCAGTCGTTGGGTTCACAGAACGAATGATATAAATCATACCCTTGGAATAATCTCGCGATTTTCGTGTTTTCGTTGTTTCAGCCATTTCAATTATACTAAAACATATTATTTCTTTTTAAATACTTTTTGATTTTGTTTTTTATTAATAATTTGAAATCAGATATTCTTTTTTGTTTATAGGAGCGCCCATAGGGTTGTATGTGGTTTTAACAGTTCTCACCCTAAATCCTTTAAACTTATTTTTGATTTCCTTATTGTGGTCGTAAGACAATAAGAATTTGCCCTTGATATTTTTTAATGTATCATATAGTTCATCAATAGTTACATCATTATATTCATAGTCTTTATTATCGCTCGCCATGCTGTAAGGTGGGTCTAAATAAAAAAAGGTATCCTTACTGTCATATTTATTTATGAGTCGTTTCCAGTCTTTATTTGTAATTTTAACATCTTTTAACCTGTCCTTAAAATCTGTGTTTTTATAACGTGAGCCTACATTTGCGTGTTCCTTTTCTTTTTCTTTTTTATCACCTACATAATTTTTTCTATCTCCCCTGAAACTATTAAGACTTAAATATAAATTACGATAAAGTCGCTCTGATTTGCTGTTAAATGATTTTTGATTTTTCAATCTGTTAAACTTTTCTCTTGATGGTTTGAAGTCTTTATTAATCATCTTTTCTCCGACTGATTTCATGTCGCTATAAACATGAAAAATATCAGCATCTAAATCATTCACGACTTCTTTTTCACTTGGTTCTTTTCCAAAAAAAACAGCACCCCCACCCACAAACGCCTCAACATAAATATTGTGTTTGGGTATGAGTTTAATAATTGCATCTTTTAGTTTACTCTTTCCGCCAACTCTTGCGATAATAGATTTCATATATGTATGACCAATATTTAAAAAAAAATACCTCCATATATTAAATGGAATGTACTGGAGATTATTTAGCGCTGG